TCCCACTCCTCCCCGTCGTCGCTATCCGCGAGCGTGCGCGCCTCTTTGGGTTCGTCCTCAAGCTGCGAGAGGCGACGGTCAAGCTCCTCCACCGTGTCGGCGTCGGCAAGCTTGTTGCCCGCGGCGTCCTCAAGTTCGGCGTCCACGTCGTCGGCGGTCATGGCCTGCGCGACCATATCCTCTAAGTCCTCCAGCCGGGACGCAAGGTTTTGGACGCGATCCTGTACCGCGTCCATGTCGTCGCCCATTTCCATTTCGTCGTCCTCTTCCTCTTCCTCCATGTCCTCTTCCATTTCCGCGCCCTCTTCTTCTTCCTCTTCCTCCTCGTCGTCGCCATGCTCGGCCATTTCCGCGCCCTCAAGTTCGTCCATGAGGTCGCCGTGGAGGTCCTCGGCCATGTCCATGACCTCCTCGTCATCAAGGTCGTCGGTGTCAAGGCCGAACATATCCATGATTTCGCGCACTTCGCCGGGGTCCGCTTCCAGAATCTTCGGAGCCATACCCGTGCTTTGTCGGACAAGGGCCTTAGCGTTGGTGCCACTCATGGCAATCGGGCGGCGGGCCGCCTCCCGCGCAAAGTTCACGCTCTTGCTCGCGGGGTCCATGACGAGGGCAACGCCCGTCAGGAGGCCGCCGTCCACGCGCGGCATATCGCGCTGCGGGTCATGCGACTGTTGAAGCCCGCGGGCCGGGATTTCGACGCTCGGGCCGCCAAAGCCGACCGTGCCCTCGTTCTCCAGCGTACTCTTGAGGTTGTCATCCGCGAATTGGCCCGCGCCCTTCGCCGTGTCAAGCACTAAGTCCCCGAATAGGTTGCCGTCGTCGTCGGTGTCGAGACTGTCGGGGTCAATATGGCCCGCCACGGACGCCTCATGCGCCTTCCACTCGTCGGTATCCAAGTCATGCATGATATTGAGCGGCGGGCCGTCATGCGCGGCGTCGTCATAGTCCGCCTCAAGCGCCGCGATCCCGTCCGGCGGGTAGTACGTCTCGGTCTGACTGCCGGCGTCCGCCCAAATCCCCGGCGACAAGAGCTTGACGTTGGTGTATCGCACCGTGTTGTCGCCCGCTTCCACGCGCTCAATCGGCTCAGACTCTAAGGACTTGAGCGTGAGATACGACGCGTTATCCGACAGGATGGACGCGGGCGCGTCAACGGACTCGCTCGCATCGCCTACGGGCACGCAGCGGTCGCCAATCTTGACCATGCCCTCGCCGCAGCGGTCATCCGCCGCCGCAAGGTTGGCGTCGGGCACCTCGTCGTCGGGCACGCAGTTCGGCACGGGTTCGCCGTTCTCACCGCGCTTCATGCCGACCATCGTGTACCCCTCCCAACACGGATCGTCTTGGGCTTTGATCGCCGCGCGGTAGAGGTCGTCGTCGCTCGCGTCGTCGCCGAGGTCAAGTTCGCCGCGGTTCTGTTGCGCCCAACAGATAGCGTACGCGCGGCTCTCTGAGTAGTCGGGGTTGTCCTCCATGACGGACTTGACGCAGTTGTCTACGGCTTCGGGCATTAGGTATCATCCTCCATCCAGTTGACCATGTCGTCGCGGTGGTCCTCGCAGGCGTAATAGATGTCCCCGACGTACGTCGTCGGCGTCGAGTCGCACGGCAGGCCGTCGCCGTCCTCGCACCAATTACACCCCTCGTCGTACACGTAGTTCTCGTCTTTGTTTGCGGTCGCCATGAGTTAGTCCTCCCCCTCGTCGTCAAAGTATCCATCCGACACCTGTTCGGCGAGGAGTTCGTAAAACATCCCCTCTTGAACGCTGTCGTCGTATGGGTCCGCCATAGTCAGTCCTCCAGCCGGTTGAGGTACACCGCCGCGTCACGGTCGTTGCCCTCGGCGGCCGCGGCTTTAGCGCGCTCAAAGAGCGGGTCCGTCTCGCCCGTGTCGTGCGCGTCAAGCACGTCAAGAATCTTGTCGGCCGTCGCGTCACCAACGCCTTGAATGTCGGTGAGGTCGTCTTTGAGGCTCATAGGCGAGCCAACGGGCGGGAGGGGCTAAAGTGTGCGGGCTATTCAAGCTTCAATAGCGTACAGTCGCACGTCCCGCATTTCAACTTTATCGTGCCATTCCCAGCCTCCATTTTTAGATCGGCATTTGTTCTAATCACTCCCTCGCAGTCCCCACACCGGATTGTTATGCCGTCTTTAAACATTTCACTCATTTGCGGACACACCCCATATTTGGGCAACGATATTCGGCACTTGTCCGAATCCATTGAAGACGCGTGCCACACTTATCGCACGTTAATTGTAACTCAGTCATCTTCCCAATCTCGTTGTATGCGGCAGTTTTCCTTTCGCATCGGGTTATCTGGGTGCTCCCGTTCAAAGTGTACCTTTCTCCACCGCTTCGCACCCTCCACCGACGAGAACCACCCACCCGCGAGGTTACAAATATCGCAATAGCCGCGGTATCGGTATCTATTCATCTGACGCACCTTCGGTCGGTTGCCGGATTACTTGAACCTCAGTCGCCCCCGCAAGGACCGCACCCGCGGCGGCGTGGATTGCGTCATACTCGGCGCTATCCTCGTTGTTCGGCTTCCAAACCTCGCCGTCAATACGAACGTGTATCGGTTCGGTTCGATCACTCATCGTTATTCCAAGTGTTCTAACGCCAACCGTGCCGCGGCTATCATGTTGTCTTCATCTTCCGTGTCCGGCCCCATGACAATCGCATAGGTGTCTCGATGCTTATCGTGGACCATCTGCCATTTTTCACACCCGGCGAGTCGTGCGACGTTACCGACCGGCTCCCGAAGTTCGCTCAACTCACTCATCTTGCTCGGCCTCCATACCCTTATCCACAAGCTCCCGCACGCGCTCACTCACGCTTTGCCGCTCGCCTTGGGTCGCAAGCACGTACTGATACTGTCCGTTGTTGAACGCGACTGTATGACTTGGCATACGGTTGTTGTTACAACAACCACATACTAAAACGTGGCGCTTACAGGTCTTGCCAATTCGGCGGCGCTTTGGCGAAGGTGGACCGCTCCCCGATATGGATCACCCACGAATCCGCCCGGACCATCGAGGCGTCAAGGTCGGGGTCTTGCTCCGCCGCCCACGGCAAGAGCGACCGTAGCTCCTCAAGTGGCACCGGCTCGCCCCCGTGATAGGGATTCGTGCGCTCTATGAGTAGCCGACACGCCTCGGTTTGTCTGTCGTCGCCGGGTTCCGCACCCGTCCAGTAGAATAGGTCATCCGCTTCGCCGCGCTCTTGATACCCCTCCTCGCGTGCCGTATTCATGACCGATGACATTTCTGTGCGCGCCGTGATTTCCGCGCTATCCCGGCTCTTGTCCGTGAACTCCATAACGGCGTCCGTCACGTCGTCAAGCGTGAAGTCGTCGGTGGCGAGATTGTCCTTGAACAGTTCACGGAAGCCCATCAACTCGTCGCCGGGCACACCCTCAATATCGCTAAAGATAGCGCCCGCGTTCACGGCGTCGCGGATTCGGTCTAAGACGAACTCCGGCGTGCCCGATGCCGCGAAGTCAACCAGCGCGCGATTAGGGTCGCTGTTCGGATCGCTAACGCCGCGGAACATTTCTAAGAGCGGGCGGTCCCACTCGGGCGCGTGGGATAGTTGCTCGTCGGTGACGCCCTCCCCGAGACACCTAAAATCCGTATCACCCGACAGGGCCGCGTTCTCGCGTGCCTCCTCAAGTTCGTCCATCTTGTCGTCGGCCCATGCGATCCCCTCGTCGCCGCCCCACGCCTTCCACGCCATCCAGCCGCAGTCCGCGCGGCCCTCCTCATCTTGGTCTTTGTCCTCCTCAAAGCGTTCAAACGCCGACATACTCTCAAGTTGCTCTTGTGAAACCGGGTCGCCCTCGGCAAGATTGTTTGCCACGGCCCACCCCGTTTGCGTGAGGCAATCGTTGGGGTTGCCCGTGTCCTCGCGGGCTTCAAGCGCCATTTCCGCGTTCTCTTGGGCCGCCTCGGGGTAGTCGTCTAAGGCCACGTCCTCCACGTCCTGAAGCTCCCGGTCGCCGTTGAACAGCCCGCCCATCGGTTCGTCTTGAACGCCCTCCTCGTCGCGCTCTATGTCGGCCGGCGAGCGGTAGGATTCGGCCACGTCGTCATCCTCGGGTTCGGGGAGGTCCAGCCGGCGCTTGACCTCGGCGTTGGTCATATATTCTCCGACCTGATTGATAAGGTCCGCCGTCTCGCCAATATCCTCAAGCGGGTCGTCAATCTCAACGGTGACGGTCGCTGTGTGGTCAAACGGCGAATAGTCCCGAATCACGGGCCGGATGACCTTTTCCACGAATTGCGTTGAAAAGCTCCGCTGGTTAGCCTTAATCGCCAACTTGAGGAGCGCAAAGCGCAACTCGGCGGGCTTGCCGGACCCGAGGCCGTCCGCGCCGACGTTGCCCGCCTCAAGCGGCAAGCCGAGCGCGGTCGTGAGGTTCCGCATATCCATTTCGTGGATCGCTTGATAATCAAAGTTCTCAGCTTCAAGCGTCTCTACGTCCACGTCTTGCCCCGTGAAATACGCAGTATTCGCGTCCGTGCTATGCGGGTCAAACAGCGTCCGCACGCGGCGCAAGTCGTCGTCACGCACGGGTGCGCCCTCCTCGCGGCCAACCTTGACGTGTCGCTGCGGGAAGCCATGAAGTTCAATCGCGTTGTTAATCGCTTGCTCATTTTCCTTGAACGCCGTGATTTCGTCCTCGTTACGCAAGACCTCGCTAATGCCGGTCTTGTCGCGGGCGCTTTGCTTGTTGAGGACGATATTGGATAGCACGTCGGCGTTCAACGTCTGTTCCTGTCGCGTGCCGTTCTGGAGGACTTGTTGTTTCCACGCGATTATCTCGCCGCGGTCGTTCGTGACGGGCAGGACGGTCCACGGTTCGGCCGGGAGGAACTCTTTGAAGTCGCCGGCTTGCGTCTCGCGGAGTTCACCGACGGCCGCGGGATACCACAGCGCGTCCGATCCGAGGTCCAACACGGTGAGGTCAAGCCGCGGGAATTGAAGCTCAAGCCACTCCTCCAGCGTCATCGGCGTCCCGTCAATCACCTGTTCCGTCTCCTCGTTATTCTCGACGTGAATCTCGGCCCCCTCGCCGAAGTTGAGGAGCGCCTTATAGTCCATCAACTGCGCGACTTGCCCGCCGGACTCACGCATATCCTTAATGTCGCGTAAGTCCTCAAAGTCCACCTCTTGGCCGCTAAAGGAGTAGCCCGTGCCCGCCGAGGTGCTGTCCACGGCCGTCTCGGGGGCAGGGTCGTCTTGGAGCGCGCGCCGCTTGGCGGTCACGTACTCCCGCGCATATGCGCCGAGGTTGCGAAAGAAACCGGCG